GGATTAAGTATTTTGAGCCTATACAAGAAGAGTCTTTGCGTTTCCAGTACACAGAATCTAAAGGTATAGATGTCTGGACTAGAGGCCAAGCGACTCTGCTAAATGACACTGCTTCGTTTTACGCAGGTGCTGCCCCTGCTCAGATGATCGGTGTCAATGATGGCACCAACGACTGCATTATTGTCAGCGATGGAACAGCGCTCAAAAAGATTACAACTGGTGGAACTTCAAGTACTTACACACAGACCGGTACAGCGTCTACAATCTACAGTGTTACTACTAACGGCAAGCAATACTTCTTTGTTAATGGTTCACACGTCCACCGAGGTAACCTTGCTGGAACTACTAGCGATACTGAAATTTATAACGCTTCTAGCACTACTCGTGCGACAATCCGCTATGTAAAGCAACGTCTTATTGCTGCTATCGGTCCTTCTATCTATGAATTAAATCCTAATCACGGTGGCGGTGCTTTACCTACTGATTTGTTTACCCATCCTAACTCATCTTGGGTTTGGTCAAGTATCTCAGAAGGACCACAGGCTATCTATATCTCAGGATATGATCCAAATGGAACTTCATCATCTGTCTTTAAGATTAGCCTTGATACTGCAAATTCAACTGCTTTAGGTTTCCCAGAGTTACTAACACCTACAGTAATTATTGATCTGCCAAGTGGTGAACGTATCAATGACTTTGATGTTTACCTTGGCACCTATGCAGTCCTTGCTACAAGTGCTGGTTTTAGAGTCGGCGTTGCTGACGCAACTGGAGATGTCCAATATGGACCGCTTCTCTTTAGAGATGCTGCCTGTACTGCTATTGCCTTTAGAGATAGTTATGCCTACATTGCAACCCTTGTAGATAGCGAAGCAGGTTTAGTTCGCGTTGACTTATCTACAACTGTTATCGCCAGCGCTCTGTATTTCCCTTGGGCTTGGGATCTTATTGCATCTGGTGCTGGAACAACTGCAACTCAGGTTGCCTTCTTTGGTAACTCAGACCGAGCAGCATTTGCTACAGGTAATACTATCTATGCAGAATCTACTAATCTAGTATCAACTGGATACCTGCGTACTGGTTATATCCGTTACAACACACTTGAAACTAAGATCTATAAACTGTTACAAGCTCGTATCAATACAACTAATGGTGGTATCGCTATCAGTTCTGTTGACTCAATAGATAACGAATATAACATTGGTACATTTGCACAAGGTACGGTTGTTCCTGAGATCAGCGTGAACTACCCAACTACTGCACAAGAGTATCTAGGTTTTAAGTTTACTATAACTAGATCAGCAACCGACGCTACTAAGGGGCCACTCTTTACTGGCTACCAGTTGAAGTCACTGCCAGCAGTACCGCGTCAGCGCCTGATCCAATACCCGGTCTTCTGCTATGACCACGAGAGTGACAAGTTCAGCAACGAAGTAGGCTATGAAGGATCTGCTTATGCACGTCTGTCTCAATTAGAATCCATTGAAAATGTTGGCGACACTATCCGTATCCAGGACTTTAGAACTGGTGAAGAATACCTAGGCATCATCGAAGAGATGGATTTTATGAACAAAACCCCAGAGGATAAAAGGTTCTCTGGTTTTGGCGGCACACTACTAGTAACGATTCGGACCATCTAATGCAAGCACAAGACTACGCAACGGTAGCAGTAGCAGTAATGACAATAGTTGGCGGATTCGCTGCTGCAGTCAGATGGCTAGTCAAGCACTACCTAAACGAACTTAAACCCAATGGTGGCAGCTCGATAAAGGACTCCGTTCAAAGACTTGAGGATCGTATTGACGATCTGTACAAACTGATAGCGGAGAAGTAATGATCCCACTAGCAAAGAAGGCCTCACCTGCTGCTATCGCAGTACTGCGCCAAGCAACAGCGCTACGGCCTAAGCGTAAGAAGGCAAGCGATGGACTATTGCCATCAGCAGCGCACGTAAAGCAGAACCCAAACTCTGACCATAACTCAGGATTTGCGGTAGACATTACGCACGATTCTGTCAATGGTGTTGATTGCACTATAGCATTTGAAAAACTTAAAGCAGATAAACGTGTGAAGTACCTGATATTTAATGGCAAAATCTGGTCACCTGATCGTGGCGGTGAAGGCAACCGCGACTATACCGGACCAAACAAGCACCACAAACATCTTCACATCTCGATCAAAGAGACGTGTGGCTATGACACCTCACCTTGGTTTCCTTGGCTTGGTGAGATCACAGTGGTAAACAAAGTAAAGGCAGCAGTTAGGCCATTACCTAAAAAGAAGGAGATAAAATGAATAAAGAGAAATTGACTGCTATCGCAGCAACGTATCTTCGTGCTGGTATTGCGGCAGTAATTGCCCTATGGCTTGCAGGAGTTACAGATCCAAAGGCTTTGGCAACAGCAGGTATCGCTGCCATCGCAGGTCCATTGCTAAAGGCAATAGATCCAAAGGCAACAGAGTTTGGTCGTGGTGCTAAGTAATTAGCCCATAAGCGCGAGGCAAACAGAAAGAGTGGCTCCTTCGGGAGCCGCTTTTTTTGTGCCTAAAATATGCCAGAGTTACTATCGTTGTTCAAGTGTGTCTTTAATCGGTGGCAGTTAGCACACAAAGTTTGCAGGTTAGCAGGGTCATTGTTGCGACTATCACCGTCTATGTGGTCTACGTCGAGCTGGCTTCTATGTTCAGGTATAAAGCCACAATGCAGGCAGGTATCTTTCTTGTGGATGGCATACGGATATTGGTTTTTTTGGATGTTTCTTTTATAGACTGCTTTGCAGCGGTACTGACCAGCAGGAGTTGAGTTGTTTTTATCTCTAGTCTTTATCTTGGTTGGACCACAAACCGAGCAGATTGCTCTGCGAGTATCAGGATCTACTTCAGATAATTTGTGCTTCATCTTTATCTACCGGACAAGGCACACGGATCAAATTACCGCAACTGACGCAGGTAGCATCAAGGAAATACCAAACTAACTCGTAGTCATTAAAGGCCGCCATAACGCTAAATACCTGTGACCCACAAGGACATACGTGGACGGGTCCTAAGTCTCTTAAATCGCTGCCAAAAGGCTCAGGAAGGGTATCGTAGGGCGCCTTACGGCGCAGGAATTTAGGCATAACAAAGGGGTGGAACCGCATTGCCTGGCACGGCTCCTTCCTGTGGTCAGTCGCCTCTCGGCTACGCCTCGGCCCTGACAAGGGCCGCCTACTGTTATTCGCCTACGGCTCATATTGTACACAGACGCCTGCTAAATGTGTGTCTTGCGACACGCCGTGATATGCTCCGCTAATGACAACACTGGTAGGAATCCAAGGGCCTGACTTCGTAGTAATCGCGGCAGATTCGCAGATAACCGATAACGATCAGCGCATCATTAGTACGCAGACTCCGAAAATTATTCACGTCGGAAAGTATATTCTCGGCGTTACTGGCGACTCACGCCCTGGCGATATCCTCACCTATAACTGGAAGCCTCCGGTGTACAAGGGAGGCAACCCTGTTGAGTGGATGGGTAAGAAGATAATCCCAAGTATCCAGCAAGCCTTCAAGGATAATGGATATGAGATGGATAAGGATGCGAGCTTCTGCTATCTACTTGCTTTTGATTCTATGTTGTTCTCGATAGGTCAAGACTTGTCATTTAACGCAAGTGAGCACGGACTATTTACCGCAGGAAGTGGCGGTCCTTATGCACTCGGTTACCTTTATTCTTTGAAGCCACACTCGTACAAGAGCCTGCTAATGGCAAAGGTTGTAGCAGAAAGAGCAGTAAAGATCGCGTCGGTTCTTGACATCAATACCTGTCCACCGATTCAATTAGTTACTCAACAGAAAGGGTGGGAAGAATGATTGGATTCTTGTTCGGTTTGCTAATTGGTTTTGTCGGGGCATATGCTTTTGACTACTGGCTTACAAAGAAGGATGAGCGATGATAGAAGATCCAAAGGAATTACTACTGCACGTACTGCACTCTAAAGATGCAGGGCGTGACCGTAGTAAACAGACACAGGTGGGTCCATCAGAGATAGGTGGCTGCCGTCGCAAGGTTTGGTATCGTCTTAATGCACAACCAGAGACTAACGATAACCAGTCAAAGCTGGCAGCAATTATGGGTACTGCTATACACGCAGCCATCGAAGATGCCATCACCACTCTAGATCCAGAAGGTAAGGATTACTTAGTCGAAACTGCAGTTGAGTATGATGGTATGAAAGCACACGTAGATTTATTTGTACCAGGTATCGGCGCAGTCATTGACTGGAAGACAAGCAAGGTAAAGAACCTTTCATACTTCCCATCAGCGCAACAGCGCTGGCAGGTGCAGGTCTATGGCTATCTGCTATCTAAGAACGGTCACGAAGTGAAGACAGTTAACTTGGTAGCAATAGCACGTGATGGTGATGAGCGAGATATCAAAGTACACTCTGAACCATACGATGAAGTAGCAGCGCTAGAAGCGCTACAATGGTTAAGCAATGTCAAGGCTTTGACAGAGGCGCCAGCACCTGAGAAGGATGCAAACTTTTGTAAGAGTTACTGCCAGTACTACGACGCATCCGGTGAGATGGGTTGCGTAGGTTTAATAAAAGAACGTATCGTCCTTAGTGAAGTCGTGATTGAGGACGCACAAGTTGACACACACGCATTGAAGTATCTACAGTTAGATGAAAGAATCAAAGAGCTGGAGAAAGAAAAGGATTCCTTGA